TACGTGAGAACAGCGAAGCGTTTCTGCCAGTCGAACCCCGTGAGGACTACGCGGCCTACCTGGGGCGAGTCAACAGGGCGGTATTTTCGCCGGTCACGCAGCGACTTGTACGAGCAGCCACCGGGCTTATTTTACGCAAGCCAATTAGCGTGGTTGGCGATCCTTACTGGACAGAAGTATTCGCTAAGAACGTGGATGGCTGTGGATCGGACCTTGATGAGTACGCCCGCCGCCTCCTCACCTGCTGTTTGACCTATGGTCACGCGCATACACTTGTAGATTTCCCGTCCCCTACAGAAGCGCGAAGCCTTGCTGAGGAGCGCGAGTTAAACCGCCGCCCCTACTGGATCGAAGTAGACCCAAGCAACATCTACGGCTGGCGCTTGGACCGCGAGGTGAACTACGGCAACCTAGTCCAGGTCCGAATTAAGGAGAAAGCGGTTGTTCCTGATGGTGAATTTGGCGAGAAAGTTTACGACCAAATCCGTGTAATCGAGCCAGGTCGCTACAGAATTTACCGCCAATCAGAATCCATCAAAGCAATGGCGGGAGGATTCCCATATCCAAACGCATTTGACGCTACGGACGCCACTTCAGATTACGAAATGGTGGAATCAGGCGACTTCAGCCTTGGTGAAATCCCGCTAGTAACAACCTATGCAGGCAAAACCGACACCCTTACAAGTAAGCCACCCTTACTTGACATTGCCTACTTAAACCTGGCACATTTCCAGCGTCAAAGCGACCTAATCCACAGCCTGCACATCGCAAGCCAACCAATCCTTGTTTTAGAGGGCTGGGACGACCAAACAAAGGACGTAGGTGTAAGCGTCAACTACGCAATGGCGACCCAGCCAGGCAACAAGGTTTACTACGTGGAACCTGCAGCAAGTGCATTTGAAGCGCAATCAAATGAGATTCAAGAGCTACAGATGCAAATGGCAACATTAGGAATCAGCACGTTAAGCCAGCAGAAGTTTGTAGCTGAGTCAGCGGACGCCCGGCGCTTGGACCGCGTTGACACAAACTCAATGCTGTCCATGGTTGCAATGGATCTAGAGCAATCACTGCAGAAAGCATTTAATTTAGCGGCGGAGTATTTAGGTATTGAGCCACCGGAGGTTAGTGTCAATAGGGACTTTGACATTGAGCGTCTAATCGGCCAAGACGTGACTGCTTTGACTGCACTGTTCGAGCAAGGAGTGCTGGGTCGTGATGAGTACCGCCAGATCCTCGTGCAAGGGGAAATCCTTCCTAGCGCCAACGAGGAACAAGCTGGTGAGACTAATACTGAGGAAGAAGAAACCGATCCAGTAGAAAGCTAAACCCTTCATTTAAAGTTTCTTGTAGACTACAGAAGTAGGCTAGTCAAGATGATGGAGTATGCCTTTATGGGTAAATCACTCGAAAAGGTATTAAAACCAGACGGTTCTTATGTATGGGAACTAGTTGAGCTTCGCGAGAAGCAACCGGAGCCCGCCCCAGTGGTTCCCAAGCCAGTGCGTAGGCGTAAAGCTGCGCCAGAAAAGTCCACTTTTTACCCCACCCCTGAAGTTTAAGTATGGAAGAGCAAGTGATCCAGGAAACGCCCGTGGCGACTCCTGAGCAGCCCGTGGTTGCAGCAGACACCGCTCCACAACAAGTTGACCCCGGAGCAGCCGTAAAAGCTGAGTACGAGTCTCAACTAGCCGCTTTAAAATCCCAAGCAGCCGAAGCCGAGGAACGTTTCCAAGGCATCAAAGGGAAGCTTGACGAGGTTTACAAAAAGCAGGACGACCAGCGCAAAAAGACACTGGAAGACCAAGGCCAGTGGAAAGACCTCTGGGAGGAAGCAAACAAAAGCGTCCAAGGTAAGGACACAACTATTGCCGAGCTGGAGCGAAAGCTAGAAGATTTAAAGGTATCTAATGAAAAAGCTTCAATGCGTACTGATGCACTGAGTGCGATCAGCCAAGCTGGCGCAATCAACGCAAATCAAATGCTGCGTCTTCTTGAGAGTAATCTGCACAAAAAAGACAATGGCGAAGTTGTAATTTTAGACAAAGGTATTGAACAAAACATCAATACATATATCAGCAATCTAAAGAACCCTGGTTCAGGTTTTGAGCATCACTTCAAGCCGAGCAGTGCTTCGGGTATGGGTGCAAAGCCGACACCAAACTCAGCTATTTCCCCTGGCATGTCAAACCCGTGGAAGGAGGGTAGTATTAACTTAACAAGGCAAATGCAGCTTGAAATGCAGGATCCTGAACTTTCAGCAGTGCTGAAAAGGGAAGCGAGCATGTAATTCAAGTTAGGCGTGTCTTTACCAAGTCCGTGGCTTGGACCCGCAAACTTTTTAACGTTGGTTTTTCAAAATGGCAGCCCCATTTCAGAATTATTCCGGCGGTGTCCTTCTAGCGGATGTCGTAAAGAGGAATAATCTCAGCACCTATGTGTCTGAGGCAATTAAAGAGCGTAGTCTTTTCATTAAGAGCGGTGTTGTTACTCGCAACTCCCTTCTGGATTCCCGCGAAGGCGGAACCCGCATTCAAGTTCCTGAGTTTAACCCAACATCTCCTACAGAGGAGATCATGGACGGTACAGCGACCTGGGGAACCGGTGGCGCTGGCTTCCTGACACCACAAAAAATCGGCACGGGCTTGCAAATTGCAAGTATCTGCCACCGTGGTTTCAGTTATGCCGTCGATGACATTGCGATGTTGGCAGCGGGCGAAGACCCAATGCTTCACATCCGCAACCAGCTTGCCGACGCAATCAACAAGCTGAACAGCCAACGTCTGTTCTCACAGCTTGCTGGTTTGTTTGGCACTGCATTGGCAGCCAACTCTTTGGACAAGGCTGTTGATGCTACTAGCGGCCAAGGAGAAGCAAACTTCCTGACTGCAGCAAACGTTGCTGAAGCCCGCGCTGCCCTTGGCGAGCGTGGCGATGAGCTGGACACCTTGATTGTCCACCCATCTGTCGGCTTCTACCTGTATCAGATCGGTCTTCTGACCTTCAGCACCTCAGCACTTGCAGCCTCTGGCGCAGTGACCTGGGGCGGCGGTGGTGTTGGCGTCAATGCCCGCTCCATCGGCGAATTCGCTGGCTGTAACGTGATCATGGACCCACAGGTCAACACTGTGGTCCCTGGCACGTCAGGCGATGTGAAGGAGTTCCGTTGCTATCTGATGAGCGGAGGTTCAATCCTCGAAGGCGTACAGCAGGATCTGCGTATTGAAGCAGACCGCAATATCCTCTCGAAGCAAGACGTGCTTTCAGTGGATTACCACACTGCATACCACGTCCTTGGCACCAAGTGGACCAGCGCAGGTGACAACCCCACCAACGGGAATCTTGCCACCGCTGGAAACTGGGCAGCTACTTACGACATCGACCTTATCCCAATGGTCGAGCTGATCGTAAACAGCCCACTCGACACGAGTGCTATTGCCTAATAGGGCAATTAGTAAGGAGTGTAAGCCCCGCTTCGGCGGGGTTTTTTTATTGCGCTAAACTTAAGGAAAGTATTCCCGCAGTATTGTGGCCGCAGTAATCAACGCCACACTAAAGAGTGAAACCGCCAACAGTTTTGTAACTTTGGCAGAAGCAGATAGTTATTTTGAGACGGTCCCAGATTCCACCACTTGGGACGCAAAAACTGACGACCAAAAGAACAGAGCACTCATTAGCGCAACCCGTTGGATTGACACCCTTAATTTTTACGGTGACCGGTGCGATAGCGGCCAAGCATTGAGCTGGCCCCGCAACAACTACCACGTAGACCGCGTGGAGCTTGTGTGTTCACTAATCCCCCTAGACATCAAGTACGCAACGTTTGAGCTGGCACGGGGCCTAGCAAACGAGCCAGATGCGGTAACCGGAGAGAAAGGTACAGACGGAGTTTACGAAGAGGTAGCAATTGGCGAGCTTCGGGTTCGATACAACACCGATAGCCAAGGGGTTGGCACGGTAAACAACGTATTTGACGTTTACCCGTGGTTGCAGTCGTATTTGGGTGCTTATACGCTTGGCGGATCTGCCGGGTATCAAGTCCGCGTGGTGAGGGGTTGATATGTCGAGAGTAGACGACGTTTTTGCCCGCGTACCAGGCCGTCTTTTCAACGACTGGGGCGAGGACATTACCTACGTCAAGACGGTAACACCGCGTGTGTATGAACCAGACACCGGCAGGGTCATTGGTGCAGACAAGGAGGTAACAATTAAGGGTGTGATTACCCGATTAACCCCAAGAGAATCGGAGGGTTTGTACCAAACCACGGATGTAAAGATTTTGTTTGGCACGGAAGCTTTGGGAGATTACTACCCGACTGAAGCCGACAGGTTGCGGTATAACCAGGCGGGCGTGGAGCGCGAAGCAAAGATCATCAACATTTTGACTTTCAGGGGCGAGAAAGCGATTTATCATGAAGTAATCGCGAGGCCGCAGTAATGGCTGGTACTTTAAAAGACGCCTTTTTAGATTTAGCTAGGTTTGCGGAGTCTGCGACACTGGCAGGACCAATCAAAGCTGCCGAAGACATAGTTGATGAGTTGCAGGCGAACGGGCCAAGCTGGACAGGCCGTTTTTCAAACTCTTGGCAAATCGAGGGTCCACAGGGTCAATCAGTAAAAGGAGAAGGCAATCCAGGGGAGGCCAAACCTTTGCGGTTTAAGCGTGGACCTTTTACCGGCCCCCAAGCCTTATCAACACTTTTAAGAACAGGAATTACAACAGACAAAGTTGTATTCACTATTTCTAATAATTCTGAGTATTTTGCCGAAGCTGTTGACGGCATTCAGCAACCAAACAAACTATACAAAAGGGGCTGGGAAATCACGGACGGAGAAGGCCCACAAACTAGGTTAGGTAAATCAAATTTTGATCCAGTAGACACAGGCCGCAGCGGTGATCAAAGCAAAAGGGGCGATATTGGCGGTGGAGACCCTACTACTACATCAAGCAGAACAGCCCCTCAGGATTGGTTTGCAGACTATGCAAGAGGCGGAAAGCTAGACAGAGCTGTAAGAATAGCTTTGGACGAAAAGTTGAGGAATGTTTTTAGATGAAGTACCAAGCAATCCGAGCTTCAATTGAAGGGCCTTTACTTACGGCGTTTAACAACCTTGTGCCAGCAGTACCGGTTTACTTTGACAACATCACCGCTGTACCACCCAATACTACAACTGAGTATGTCCGCATCAATATTACGTTCGGACTAACCAACGAACCAACCCTGACCTCAAGTCTGGACAACGCCCGTGGTGCGCTAGTAATCCGAGTATTCACGGAAAAAGGCCGTGGCCCTGCACGCAATCAGGAGTTAATTACAACTGCGGTTAGTGTGCTAGAAACACTAAACGACAAATCAAAATTAAACACAGGAGTATTTGTAAGGTTAGGAGAAATTAACGGCCCAAGTTTTTCAGCTACCGAACAATCTCCACATTTCGTGGGTCGTATTGACACAGGCTACATTGCAACTGTCTTGTCTTAATTAGTTGAGCTAACCTGTAAATAGCCGGGCAGTGCCCGCAGAGACCTTTAACTTTTGGCGTACCAATGGCCACCACCGTTCTGTCCGGCACTTCGGGTGCCCTTTACTACAAACCTGCCGGTACTACAGATACGTTTGCTGAAACAGACGTAAATGTAGGTACTGACACGATCACCGTAAAAACCTACCTGAACTTTAAGGTAGGCGACCCAGTTCAATTCAGCGTCGTAAACAGCGCAACAGGTGCAGCTGGGACCGGAACACTTCCAGGCGGCCTTTCAACGGCTACAACTTTTTACGTCAACAGCTACACCGCTGCAACTGGAGCACTTCAGGTTTCCGCAACCGACGGCGGCGCCGCTGTAACGTTGTCAGATGACGGAACAGCTGTATCTCCAAATGCCTTCCAAGTTGCTTATGACTCCTACACGGTGATCGGGCAAGTAAGGGACTGGAGCTTCGAAATTACTCGGGCAGAGCTTGACGTTACAACCATCGGCCAAACCCCTGGCCAGTACGTGCCTTTCCGTACCTACATCTCCGGCTT